ACTTTCCCTTTAACAACTAGAGCCATCTATAAACAAACTTCTAAAAAGAACTTTATCAGACAAATACTTCACCAGACTTTTATAAACAAACGAACCTGGAGGGGCGGTCTTATGAACCTCCCATACAGCGTCGTCCAACTGTGTGTAATACGCACAATTGTTCAACGAAACAGCAACATCACAAAGAGACCTTCTGAACTCCTCCAAGTGTTCCCAATCCTTGATGTGTTTAGCACCGAGTTTCGAGATCAGCTTCAGGGGATCGTAATACACAATGCATCCTCTATCGTGATGTATCACATACCTTCCGCAAAAGTATCCATACTGTTTTTTAAACAGTTTTGCCTCAAAGTTCCACATAAGATTCGCGGAATGTTGTACATCCGGAAACTCACAACCCTTTGGGAAGTACAGCAAACTATCGTCACCGCAAAAAGCCCCCTTGATTATTTTTTCCATCGGAAGCATCGAGGCCAAACATGCAGCAATGATCACAGTGTTTCCAATGAACGTCGTGACATCCCCACTCTTTCTTTGATACCAAATGCATGTCTTAATACCTGCGGTATAATCCTTGAGGGTGGTTTTCCTATGCCCTTGCTTCCAAACTTCTCCGAGGAAATCTTCAAAACCCAATCTTCGCCAGATCTCGTATTCTACCGCACAGTGGAATTCATTCTGAGATTTGTCATACTTTGATATATCCAGCTCCAAGACATCCATCGGTACGTGACTGTCGAGATCTCCAAAGAAATCTTCAATCTGTGCCGGTGTCTTTCTCGTAAAAAACAAAAATCTGCTTGAATCAACACTGTCCAGTAATTGCCTTGTGAGCTCACTAAACAATGGGCCGAAGATTGCGTTGATCTTCTTTGAATGGTACACAATCGTCTGCAAAGCTGGGTACTCCGTTTGGATTGAAGTGTCCAGTTTCTGCTTTGGTTGTGCTTTGATCATGTGTCTGTACTGATCAACTGCTGGCAAGTCAACAAAATCAAAATCCGCGAGCTGACCTATTGTCACCTGCTCCTGTTTTTCTAACCATCTATTGAGAGACTCTCTACTGAACAAAGAAACATTTTTATTTGGTTTTCTTTTTTCTTTAAGCAAATAACTATCAAAAAACTTATCTACAACTAAGGATGCAGTATTTTCAATATCAATGATGCCAGATAACTCGGGTGCGTTGAAGTTCCTTTTAATCATCGCCACCAAATTTTCCAATAGTCCAGTCTGGCGTGGCATTTCTGCCGCCGTTCGTACCATAGGTATTAGTGGTTTGATCTGATCTTTGGGCGCAGCAACAGACTTAGACATATCCAATATGCAATCTTTGACATTCAATGAGATGTCAGTCAACCTCATGGTAACAGCATCAAAATTATTCATCATGGTGCTGTTGCCTGGGAGACACTTATCATAGTAAAACTGCATATCGGAAATGTCACCAGTCTTTGGTGC